TGACTAACTCCTTCCTTGTGCTCAACTGAAGCAACTTCAATAGTAGTTGTGTTCGGTGATGGGTTGTTTTCGTCTGCCATAATAATTATAAGTTAGTGGGTAGTATTACACTTCTGTCTGTACCTCCTTCTGTGCTTTGAAATATGCCTGGGTCACTAGTCTAAGTTCCTTACCTACTTTACCACAGTCACCTGCGTTACGTCTAATCTCTTTAGCAATCCTGTATGGCATTTTGCCTTTACGTTCTGCTTCATTTGCTAGATCTTGTGCTTCTTGTGCATGCTTTAAAAGCAGTGCAGTTAATGCTTGAATGTTATCCATGTGTGTGTGCTAACTAGTAATCCCTAGATACCTTTCGTATTTGTAACAATCACAATACGGTGGGTGACCTTTGGTTGGTCTTTCGAAGTTGCCAGTTTCAATCTTTTCAACAATTGCTTCCATCTCCTCAAATGTTGCGGCAAGGTCATCTATAGATGGCTTGTAAGACAGAAACTGAATTACCTCATCTCTTGATGTTTTCTTAAACTTCTTTAGTAAAATGATCCACACTGTCTCATCAGCAATTTTGCCGAACCTTGACAAATACCAAAGATTGTACATGCGGCTTTGGAGCTTAAACCGGGCTTCACTTGTCTTCCACTTAGTCTTCGATGTCTTGTAATCCACAATCTTATGACCGTGTGTAAGCACATCGAGGATTCCTGAGAACTTGACACTAGACTGCTTGCCTGTGATTGGGTGGGTGATGAATTCCTTCACCTTAAGTTCAGTGTCTGCCTTGTCTAAACCGTAAGCAGCATCTATGGCTGGCTTTGCATCTACATAGTTCTTTACCATCTCTACACCTAGCATGTAGTACTCCGAAAAGGATAACTGCCCTTCAGGGTCCAGATCCTCCCTTTTAAAGTGCTCTGCAAATGTTTCATGCGGGTCCTTGCCATCGTTGTACATGTATTCTAACGCTAAGTGAATTGCACTACCAAACAGCAAATGCAGTCTGGACTGTGGTATCTCTATCTTTGCTATGTACCCGTAGTAGAATGCAAGAGGACATGATGTGTAGGTACCCATCATAGATGGTGATATTCTTTCTAGTTTAAATGATGACTCCGCATGTCCTGTGAGTGTGTCATCAAATTTTAAGTTAAATGGTCGTTCCATGCTAAAAAGGTTTTACTTGAGGAGGTGCCTCATTTATAAATCCAAGCTGGGTGTCGTTTATCAGCTTGTCCAGGAACTTAACCTGGCTGTCAGAATACATCTTGGACTCCTTTTTAATCTTGACCTCTGCTGCGGCCTTGGCTAACTGATCATCTGTGGTACAGGATACAATCGCGTTGACCTCTGTTTTGACTGCCTCCAACTGAACGTTGGTTAGCACAATAGATCTATGCTCTTCAGGTGAGCCTCCCATCATTGACTCTGACTCTTCCTCTGAGAATGTAGTGTCGTACAGTCCAACATGCTCTAGTACAGCAACGTCGTAAGCACGTTTCTCAGCCATAGTCCTAAGGTACCCTCTACCTTTGACAGCAGTGTTAACCTTGTTTGCTTCTCCTGTTTTTGTAAGAGTGTTTTCAAACTGATCATGAACACACCCCTTTGCAGCACCTTTGCCTTTTCTTTTAGAATTACACTTAATTGTCACCCTGACAATGTGCTCAAGTTCATTTCTGTAAGACGGTTGCACTGTAGCTGACTCTTCCACATCGTAATTCTTACTGATTCCTGCCAACGTCGCAATCTTCTGAATGGCTTTGTGAGTAAGCACCCACCTTCGCTCCTTTTGTATAAACCAGCAATCATTCTGACTAACCGCGTCCTTAACAGCCATTGTGCTACCACTGTGAGTCAGGAACACTGAGTCTGTGTGCGTTGTTGTTGTTGTTGGGTCTTTTGCCATGCGCGTTTTCGTTAGTATTATCCTATAATAGTATCACCCTGTGTGCAAATGTACAACGCCTGCCTGTTAACAACTTTTTTTTAATCGGCTGCCCTAGACCTAGGCACCTGTGAGCCCATGTCTTCTGTTTTGACTGCCTCCCCGTCAAGCTCTTTAAACAAGCCAAGTCGCTTATCTGCGTTCATTGGTATGTGTATGCCTCCTTCCCCCATTCTGTTTTTATCAATAGACAAGTAGAACTCATCTTTGATTGCCTGGAAGATAGCGAATATGTCAGCATCCTGATATATCGTAGATGACCCTTTCACATCATGCATAGTAATGACCTTCTTGGTCTCATCTATTTTAGTGATGTGAGAGATAAGAACGATAGGTATGTTGTTGTCTACACTTAAATCTTTAAGTGCTGACACAGTATCTCCTAACCGCTGGTAATACATTGTGTCTGACCCACGAACAAGTTTCTGGAGGTTATCAATGAAGATGACCTTGATATCGTAAAGCCTTACAACCATCGGAATGATGTCTTTTATTATGTCCAGGGTCAGCCCGCCTTGGGACCCGCTGTAGTAGTACAGTGGTAGTTCCGCTGCAGCACTCTTTATGTCTTCATACACTTCAGGGTCGTTGTTTAACTCATTGTATTCTAGACCAAGAGGTGCACCAATCATACGGGTGAAGTAATATGGTATTTGCCCTTCAAGAAAGAAGCCAAACGCAGCGTTACCTCTGTCCATTATCTCATGAATGATGTTAAGACACAGCGTTGTCTTACCTACACCTGAATCCCCTGACAGAATGATAAGGTCTTGATCCTTGAGTCCTTTTGTTAACGCATCAAATTGAGGAAGCCCTGTCTCAAGACCACGAAGTGCAGTGTCCTCCCCTGAGAACCAATCATCTAGTTGGCCTACAATATCAGCAGATGTACCGATGTAATCTATTTCAAATTGCTTAGCCTGCCCAAGCAGGTTTTTAAAGTCAGCAGGAGATGTAGTTGCATCATTGAGATAGTCATTTATATCGTTAGTTGGTAGCTCAACATTCCTTGTTTTCTTTAACCCTATTATTTCAGCAACCTTCTTTGCTCCTTCCTGCCCGGTTTGATCAGAGTCAAGACATGTGTACACCTTGTTAAACTGTGCAAACACACTAAGCCACTCTGGTTTAAATGTTTTAGCTCCTCCTGTTAGTCCTACGGTGTTTGTCACGCCCATCTGCCAAGCAGCCATCACATCAAATTCACCTTCAGCAGCGACAAGACCGCCTTTACTATAATCTACACCATCAATGTTGTACAAGACAGTAGGCTGCCCTTGCACACGCCTAAACGCCTTCTTGCCAACAAACTCCCTGTACTTAACGTTCCACAGCTTACCGTCCTGTATATGAGGTATGGCAATCCAATGCCCGCCTAGAGTTTGTTCGTACCCAATCCTGAAATGCTTGATGGTTGCATCAGTTAACCCACGGCCTCTTAGATAGTTGAGTGCCTGTGTGTCTTCCCATAGTGCTGTTTCCAGGGATTCAAGTACTGCAATGTCCATGGGTTTAAAGGACGACCCTATCAGGTCTCTAGCAGAACTAACACCTTCTATCACACCATATAGAGATTTGAGCTTAAACAGGTTTCCTTTATGACCGCATATCTTGCAATCATGTAGCCCTGTTTCAGCGTTTACATAAAATTTGTTTTCCTTGCCACACACTGGACACACTTCTAAAATCAACTCCCCACCTGGTACTGTTTTGTAATCTACGTCCTGACTGTCTAAGAACTCTTTGACCTTTGACATACTAGTTGATGTTACGAACTTTGGAACTCCTACTGTTTTCGAAAATGTCTGGCAGTTTGGCTTCTCGTTTCCGAACTTCGTATTGTTCTTTTGTTTCAGTTGATAATCTAAGGACTGGGTCCTGAGGTGATGTATACTCTGTGATTGTACCTACTAACTTCTTCTTGACAGCGCCGTTTCTAAAGAAGATGAAGTGATCATCTTTTGCTGACCTGATCAAAGCTATCTCATCTTCGTCAATCAGAAATGATACGCCTATTGTTGATTTAAGTAAGTATGTCATATTATAGGAGTACCTCTATGGTGTCCTTTCCATCTTCCTCGGCCTTAAGTCTATTCATGAATATTATAAGCTTGTTGCCTTTGTTATACAACTCCCTAGGGGTTGTAATAATAGGTGCCCACTGCATATTGTTAGTAGTAGGCAGCACAGACACCATTTGTAGTATCTTATCCGCTGTGTACTGAGTTAACATTACTGATATTGACTCACGCTCACCTTTCCTAGAGAAGAAGTCTGCATACCGAGGGTTGACGGTGCTAAACGCATCTATTATAGTAGCTATAAACTTGGTTTCAGGCACTGTCACCTTGTCTCCGGTTTCTGTAGTGTAGGTCACATCCTCCTTTACTACTATCTCTGTTTTCTTTTTTGCAGGTTTAAAGTCTGCAGGCTTGTCCTTGGCCATGGATACGTACAACCTTGAGTGAGACTTAACCAAATGTATTTTTTTGAATTTGAGAGCAAGGTTGTGTAATATCCCATGAGTTCTGCCTGGAGTAAACATAGGAAAGAAGAGTGTAACCATCTCAGGTGTTATTGCTATACACTGACTGTTCTGCACACTAGAGCCTTCACTCACTAACTTAGACAGAGTTGTCTCCTGCCTAAGCCAATGCAGAACAACTGCATGATCCAGACCAATTTCTATTGACTCTGCCTTGTCAACCGATAGTGCCAGTATTTGATGTTGTGATGCCTTGACTTTAGTCATTGTTTAAAGTTGATTAGTTTCGAATAGATACACGAAGTCTGCAATGCTGTACGTTTTTAGATAATACCGTCTGCCTGGGCCTGTCCCCACCGCAGTAGGTTTGAAGATGTGTGCATACTCTTTAGATATGTATGTTCGCCATGTCTTGTAAGATCTGAACAGCGTTATGATGCCGTCCTCCCCTACACCATGGAGCCAAAACACTCTGGCTGATACAGTTAGGTCTGCATCTTTTTTTGTATTCTTGGATCTAACCAAAGGTGTGCTTCTTCTGTTGTCCTTCGCTGCAGCAAAACATTCGTTAATCTCTAGTAGAATGTCTTTCCACCGCTGTGTTCTGCGTCCTTGCACTGTGGCAAGTTGTAGCTCCTCAACTAACATCTTGTCGCTTAATGAGTCAGTCATTGTTGTGTAGTTAATCATGATTTAAGTAGTTATATATTATCACGCTTGGTTACCTTTGTACACCACTCCATGTAGGACTCCGCGTTCAGTGAGTCAACGTCAACCTCACTTCCTGAGGTGTCAACTGCCTTGTCACCTAGGACTGTGTCAGAGTAGTTTTTCTTGCCTTGCAGTTTGAACAGCTTGTACTCATCTATTGTGTCCTTTACAAGCATCCTGTACACAACCACAGATCCAGTTTGCCCATTCCTATGTGCCCTGTCTTCCCTCTGTTCGGCACCTGAGATCGACCATGGCAGATCATAGTGAATTACACTTGAAGCACGCTGGAGGTTAAGTCCCATGTTACCTGCTGAGGTCATTATCATGATCTGATGCTTGTTGTCTTCTTGAAATGTGTGCCTGTTTTTTGTTCTGTCATCGTCATTTACATAACCTGCAATACAGAGTGGGTTGTACTTGGTTAGCTCCCTTTCCAGTATTTTGGCCATCGCTGCATACCCTGTGAATATTATTGTTTTTGTATCAGGGTCTTCCAACAATATAGCAAGCAACGACTTCAGACCGTCTAGCTTAGACCCATGCTTTTCACCTGTCACAAGCTCACCTGAATCTGCCAACTGCGAAAGTCTTGTCATTTTAACCAACGCTGAGTTAAGATTTCTTGTATTGTCCACCCCTTGCAACTTAAGTTCATCAGTTAGAGCGTTCTCAAAGTTGTCGTACATTCTTCTTTCCTCAGAGGTGAAGTCTACCCTAATATTCTTGTATATCTTAGGAGGTAGATCCTTGAGCACTTCGGACTTAAGTCTGCGGAGCATGTATGGTTCTATGATCTTGCTTAACTTGTCAAGATTCTTGTACCCAGCAACTGATCCATACCTGTTTGTGGTACAGTACTTCTCCACAAACTCAAGGTACGACCCAAGTAAGCCAGGCTGCAGCCAATCCATAGGTGACCACAGATCGTCTGGCTTATTACTCAATGGTGTACCTGTCATTGCTGTTTTACGGAGAGGCTTTAGCTTCTTAATGGCTTTGGTTGTTTTTGCTGTATGGTTGGCTAGCACTGTTGATTCGTCACATACGATGTCGTCCCACTCCATGCTTTTGAGAATTGGTAGATCCCTAAGAACAAGTTCATAGTTCAATATATAGTATGTGACATCTGTTTTGTAAAGGGCAAGCCTTTGCTTAGGGTTTCCTTTCACCACAACAAACGTTGAGTCAGGGGACCACTTTTGAAGTTCCTCCTCCCATGTTGATCTTATGACGCTAGGGCAGAAAATAAGGACCTTCTTTGATTGCTTAAGTTGAGTTCCTGCAATCACTTGTATTGTTTTACCTAACCCAGGCTGGTCACCTAGCAGGCCATTTACTGCACACATGAACCCAGCACCTCTTCGTTGGTATGCATACATAGGAATGTCTGTTTTGTCAAGAAGCTGGGTCTCCACTTCTGTGAATCTACCTTCCTTTAGTCTTGTTATTTTTTGAAAGAACTTGACTTGATCTCTATAAAGTTCCACAACCTTGTCGCTAAACTCGCAACCGAATGGGCCAAGCGCTTCTACAACATCTTTAACATGTACCACTGGTACAGACCATGTCTTGGACTTCTTGTTAAAAGTTCTACCAGGCACCTGGGCAATCATGGCAACGAGGTGCTCATTATATGGCAGTGACACCTTTAGTCTTGTTCTTGCTAATTCAACTTTCATAATTAGAATTCTATACCATTTCCTACATCTATGACAGGCACCCCATTGTCCTGCCACATCCTTACTATCTTTGGTCTATCATCTATCACAGTGTGGATCCACTCTTTTTTAAGCATCCTGTCAAGAATTTGCTGTTTAACAACAGTGTCGTCCCTGCTGTCGCCGTCACTTCTCATGAGCAGTCCAAAGTAGCAGTGATGCTGCACCTTTGATTCATTGGCAAGTTCTGCAGACTTAGAAAACTTGTTTAGCCAGCCGTTGTCTGACAGCCAACTTTCTGTGTCTTGCCTGCAGTGCTCTGGTCGGGCAGACACAAACATAATATGTTTTCCTTGTGCCATATACTCCTTAAGCATGAGGTCTGTGTTGGCTATCAGTGTGTCTTGTGGTGCCAACTTAAAGAATGTGTCCCAGTTTTTTGTATCACCGCTGGCATACTTTCGTCTATGCTCGCAGTTTGCTATGGTGCCGTCTATGTCACAGATGATAAGGCTGTCATCTTCGAAGTGTATCTTGTCAAACACAAGAGCAGTGTCTGTGATAATGTTGATACCTCTTCTAGAATCACTGTTATAATCTCGTTTGGCAAGAACACGTAGGTCGGCTTCGTCAAACCTCTCAATTGCAAAGGTTGCACCGCACTCCTCTGCAACAGCTTTCCATTCAACCTCATACTTTTCTGGCATATGGGTGTTATCTACCACCACAGATTTGCCTTTGTTAAGCATGGCTATCACCATGGCTTTTTCTGCATGCCTGGTCAGTCTTTCATTTTGCTGACTCCATTTACCAGCATGGAGCATTGCACGTAGGTCGTCCTTGTTCACCCTTACTGCGTTGCCTGACCGAAGCACATAGTCCTTTGCCCATGTTGATTTACCTGATCTAGGCAGCC